TAAACCGTCTAGCATGACTTCCGTATTCAGCTGTATAAAGTCTTGAATAATTTGCAATATATAAACTATCAGACATATCTGGAGAACGATTAATTTTCATTCTTACTTTGTCTTTTCCTAAGATTTTTGGTTCATCTGCATCATAATTTACTTCATGAGCTTGAAGCTGTCTTCTTAACTGTTCTGATGTAGATAAATTATAATAGACTTTTAATCTACCGTCTTGCATATCTCTGTATAGTTGGTAAATATACTTTGAACGAGTTTTTCCTGTTGAGACATATTCAAGAATTCTCCATCCCTTAATTTGCATTTGACTTACTAAGCCTACACCAACACCGTTCTTTTCAATTGCAATTCTTTTAGCATCATTTTTTGTAAATCCATATTTTATAGCAAGTTTTTCAAGTTCGTCTGCATATTGTCTTGCAATAGGGACCATAGATTTAGAATCAGCATGAAGAGCTTTTTGTTCAATTACTATATTATTATCTATGACTGTAGCAATAGTTTCATCTCCACCTTTATCTGCAACGTCTACGCCTATAAATTTATTAAATATAGTTTTTCCAGTTTCATCTTTTGGTGTTTCAGGAATTTCATATATAGTAGCTTTAGATATACATTCTGATGTAAATAGTGCATTATCATCATCTGCGTAATCCCAGTCACCTTCATAAAGACGTTTTCTTTGTTTTGGTTCAAGAGATTTCAGATTTTCAATGTAAGATTGAGGCAAAAATGGATTATCATAACAGGTAGCTCTTAGGAAGCATCTATAAGAATCAATTTCATTTCCTTCATGGTCTACTGTTTTTCCAATTTTCCATTTTTGAAATTCACCTTTGCCTTGTCTTTCATATGGGTCATAGAAATATTCTCTTAAAAAGTTCTGAGATGGGTTGCAAGACATAATAATTTTTCCAGGTCTTTTATACATGATAGATGCTGGACCACGACCAATACGAGATTTAGCAATCTGATAAGCTTCAAATGCAATTTCACCTGCCTCGTCAATATATACATCATCAAGGTTTGTAGAACCTAAACGCTGGAGGTCTTCATCACCACGAAGGTCAAGAGACATAAAATGAATTTTACTTCCATTTACAAACCTAATTTCAAAAGCCATATTATCTAGTTCATAGTCATATCCAGATGTTTGTCTACTTTCTTTTTTGATTAGACCTTCTCTATTTAGAGTTTGCTTCATTTCTTCAAATGTAGTTAGCCTAAGTGCAGGTGATGTCTTTCTACATATTGCACAACGATATCCTGGATATTTTTTAGCTAAAACTAAAACTACAGCACAAATACTGCTTGATTTTCCACCACCTGCCGAGCTACGACCCACCAATAAGAATCTCTGATGCACTTTCGTCCATCATGCAAGTCAAAAGCTCATTTTGCTTTCTACTCAGATTCATTGGTGAGCCTGCCCTCCTTTCTATGTTTTAACATTTCAATTTCCTCTAAAAGTTTAGGGTTTAAATTTTTTCCGATTTTCTCTTGTTTTCTTTGGAGACCAAGAAGCAAATTCAATCTTACTTCTGGACAAGCCATAGCTTTTTTAGTATTTTTAGAAATTTTTTCTTTAACTCCTGGACGAGTCATAGCTTTTTTAGTTTGTTCAGAAATAAATTTTTTATATTCAGGAGTCATTCTTTCAAGCATTATTTTTCTCATTTGTTCTCTTTTATCTGAATCTTTCATTCTCATAGAACCTTTATAAGATTTTGCTTTTATTTCTGGTTTAGCCATTGCTTCTTTTGTTTTTATAGAAATAAATTCTTTTTGCTTTTTTGTTAATTTGATTCCCTTGTTAGTTGGAATATGTCCTTTTTCCCATTTATATTGGTTGTCAGAATATTCTTGTGGCATATACCAAATATTATATTCTGGATTTTCTTTTTTGATAAATTCAACTTCTCTTAGTGCTAATTCTTCATTTGAAGAACACCAAGATAAAATTTCAATTTTAAAATTTTCTAAACCATATTTTTTAATTGCTGATTTAAGATGCTTTCCAGAACCATAATATTTTTTGTCAAATTCTTTACTTCTATGTTTGCCTATATATCTTTTTCCATTTATAAGATTAGTTGTTCTATATACATAACCAAACATAATTAAATTATATCATATTTAAAATTCTTCCTGCTCTGCCTCCAAATCATCTTTATGTTTCGGGTCGATAATCTCAATTTTAATTTCGTTTGAATCAAAGAACCCTTTACCAGCATTTATAGTTACTTGGTCACCATATGCCATTTTATTTACTAACGAAGCTGCTGCTTTATCACCAGTCATAGCTTCTGCAATTAATGAACCAGCTATTACAGACATAGGTTTATTGTCACCTATTACTTGAAGCCATCGAGGTTTTTCTTTTAATAGTCTATCTGTCAATAACTCATTAGATAATAAGTCTCTTAGCTTGTCAGAAAGAGTTTCTTCATTCTTTTCTCTTTGCTTTATTTCTTCAACTTCTTTATACTCAGACATAATTTATCCCCAATCGTTTTAAAGTTTTAATTTTATGAAAGTCATTTACTTCATACCATTTTTTTAGCAAGAATCTCTGGTCTTCTAAATCTAATTTAATATAGTTTTCTTTTTTAATCATGTTTTCTATCATTAAAGAACTATATCTAATAGTTTTGCAAGAATTGTATGTGTCGTTAATCATTTTAGTTTTTTGTTTTTCTGTAAGAATAGGACTTTTGATTATTTCGAAAAAATCGTAAGGTCTATTAAAATAGATTTTTCTTTTTTCTTTTTTAATGTTGTATTCTTTTAGCTTTATTTTCACAGTCTCATTTGATAAAATAAACTCTTCATAATTTCTAAAATATGGAAGAATTAAGCAATCATAAAAACTTTGTTCTATATTTTCTGAATTATTGATTCGTTCAATTATCATATAAATATTAGGAAATTTATAAGTAGAACTGCTTACTGGGTCTAAGTCTTTAAGATATTTAATTCTTTTTAAAGAGTCTTCATTATATTTTTCAATTTTATCTAAATTAGCTAAAGCTTCAACATAATCTACAAAATTTACATTATATCTTTCTAGATTAGAATATTTCGTAAAATCTTTTCCTTGTCTCTTAAGAGAGAGAATTATTCTTCCAGCTCTTAAAACTTCAAAGTTAAATTCTACTTGTATGAAATGTTTTTTAGAAAAATCTAGCGACTCAATATCTCGCATTTGTAATATTCTTTCATTTTTTTCGCATCTTTTTTCATGCAAATTAAAAGAAGAAATTTATATTCATTTTTTAATTCTTTATATTTTTCGTATTTGCTTTCAACCCGTGAACATAATGAATTATGTAACAGAAACTCTTTCATATAATTTTTATCAGATGAAAGAACTATAGTGTCATAATAAACGCTAAGTTCATTAATATCTATAATTTCTGTGATATAATCTCTACAACTTTCGTTGAATAAAAGTGATTCATCGATAAGTATAGCTCTCGGTTTGCTATGTCTATCTATCGTCAATTGTATATTTTCCATGTTATCTCACATACAAATGGGCTGATTCAATTATAACGCTAAAAAAAATAAAAGTAAATAATCTTACTTTTTGAACTGTTTATTCAGCTCTTTATAGTGAGACAAAATGTTTTTTAATTCTTCTGTTGAAATCTTATCATGAATCGAGTTTTCTATATCTGCTAAAGCTAAAACGCCATATGTATTAATGATATTTTCTCTATAAATTTTCAAAATTTCTGGTTGCTTTGAATTTATTTCATTGCACTTATAGCAGATGACATTCGCATTAAATGGATTAAAGCGTGTAGAAATATATCGTCTAGACTTATAGTGTCCTATACATGCATTTTCATATGAAAGAAGTTTATTACAAATAAAACATCTACAGCATCCGTGAGATTCAATCTGAGACATTCTCCAATATCTAGAGAACTCTTTATCTAAGAGGTTAATAATCTTACGTCTTTCGTTGTTTCGTTTACCAGAAGACTTCTGGTGCTTTCTGGTGATAGGTTTTTCAATTGTTTTCTTGTTTAATTCTAATTTTCTTTTCTTGCACTGAAATTGAGTATGTCCAGGTTCTGAACAGTATTTACATAATTTTACTTTTTGACCATTAATCCAAGCCATCAATATTACATATTCCTAGAATCTCTTCCTTAGTGTCTGAAGAAATATCTTTCTTTTCATCTTCTCCTAAACAAGAAATTCCACCTCTTACTTTGTCATTTCCGAATCTATCAACAAAGATTTTTGTCCAAGCATTTTCTATAATTTCAGCTTCTTTATATGTTAAAATTCCTAAATCAAATGTAGAAACAACTTCTATTGGTTGATGTTTTTTGCAAAATTCTGACTGTTTGCCGATTCCTATTTTTTCACCGAATTGCTGTTTAATTCTTCTTTGCAACCACTTTGTTTTAGATTCACCTATATAATAGAAATCATTTTCACATTTTAAAATATAGATGCTTCTTTCAACTGTTTCTTCGGTTCTTTCTTCAAAGCTTTTATTCATATAAATCTTTAAATTTGCCCAAATTATCTAAGTGTGAAGGAGCTGTCCATCCTTCTGGCTTAACAAGGTCTACACCTCCGGAATTAGGACGGGTAGGCTTAGTTCCACGTTCTTTCTTTAGATTTGCTTTCATTACTTCTGTGAAAGCTTTTCTTACATCTACACCTGCATTATATAGAATTCCAATTGCAAAGATAGACAAATCAACTAAACCATCTACAATTCCGTCAGCATCATGATTAACATTGGCTGCGTTCATAGTTTCTGAAAGTTCTTCAATACAACAGCTGAGTTTGAAATTCAAAATTTCTTTAGTAAGTGGAATTTCTGGAAATCCGTATTTCTCATTCATTCTTTCAATTTGAGCAATCGGGTCATTTGATTCAATTGCTTTAATATCTTCTTTATCTAACATTGTTTTTCCTTTCGATATAATATTCTGCTTCTTTTTCAATGTCATAAGCTAGTTCATAAAGCTTAATTGCATCTAAGATTTCTAAAATTTCTTCATCAACTGTCATTTCAGAAGAATTTAGCTTTACAACTTTTTTATATTTAGAAGAATTCAAGCACCTGTCAAATAATGATTTATCTAAATCATAATCGTTTGCATCATATCCATCATTCTTAATTGCTTGGCGTTCTACAACATCTTTTTTAGAAGCTGTTAGATAAACTAGAAGATGATATGGAAACTTATTAATATATTCTTCAATTTCTTTGAAATCATCTCCGATTTCTCTACTAAATTTTCTAGCATACGCTCTTGTAGATAGAGTTCCCCTATCTCTTAGAAGATGAGAGTAATTAGTAACTTTATTAAATGAATTAATTAAAGTTGTTTTTCCTGTGCAATCTGAAGAACCTTCAAATGTAATAATCCATTTATGCTTTGGTTTATACATATTTCTCCTTAATATTTTTAATCTTAACGAGTGAATTCATAACTCTTTGTTCAGCTTCAGGCCATACATCAGAAATGATATCTGATTTATTTCCAAGCATTATTTCGCGTTTTAGATAGTATAAAACATCAATTGCATCAGCACAATCAACAATTTCTTTTACTAACTTATCTTTAAGAGCTTCTTCATATTCTTCATAAAGAGGAGTAGTTTTCATGAATTCGGCTTCTTGTTCGTCTAAGCCTTTTTTAATAGCTGGGTCTTTTCGTTTTACTACAAAATTTACATCATTTGTTACTGTTTCTCCCCAGTCATGAGTTGCAGCTAATTGGCATGCTAGAAGTGTTCTATGCTCATCAATTTCATAGTGCTTGCAAAGAATCATCGTAAGCTGAGTTACATAATGCATGTGTTCTGCATCATTTTCATGAACAATTACATGTCTTCCTGCCCAACGAATAATATTTCCTTGCTTATAAAGGTCAAAAGATAGTAATTCTTTTAAAAGATTCTTAATTGGTTTTTTCTTACTCATTTTCTCCCCATTTTGCTTTTAGAAAATCATAGATTTGTTTAAAGATTGACTTTGGATATTTATGCGTTCCCATCAAATCTTCACGATGTTTGTTGTATACAAAATCATCTGAACGATATTCAAACTTATCGTCTTGTGGTTCTGGTAGATAAAGATTTGTTGAACGTTCTTTTCTAGCATTCATTTGATAGAACTTATTTTCTTGGTCTATATCAATTAAATGTAGTTTCTTAAGTTTTGGATAAACTCTTAGAATTTCGTTCCACATATACATTGCAATGAGATTATCTTCTTTTGGCTGAATCTCTCTATCAATTCTTTGCTTTACAACTTTTATAAGAGTAAGCCAGTCCATTGACATATAATATTGCTGATAAGTTGATTTAGGAAGAACATATCGTGCATCCATAGTTGAAACTTCTCCAGAATCAACTAATTCTTTATAAATTCTCTTTTGTTCATTGCAAGTTTCAATATATCTTTTAACTAGAGCTGGACAGTTAATAATTGCTTCAGGAATAACGATATCTTCTTGAGCAAGAGACCTATCACCTGTGCAAACTGCACTAAAAGTAATTTGACGATGTCTTAGAAAATGTGATACTCCGATATATGATAAACCTTGAACCAAAAATGTAAATTTAAATGTTTCAAGACTTCCTGGAAGATGTTCACCTTTAAACATTCTGATAAGAATATCTTCAGCTTCTTCATCTGTATACTTTTCTTTAATTCCCCATGTTGCATCAACAAATTTCGGAATGTAAGATTTTAGTTGGTCCCATGTTAGATAAGACCCATCCAAAAGAGTTACTTGGATATTCTGCTCTAGGCATTTATATTCTGTCTTAATCTCTGTATTCAGAATATCTTTAGACTTATGAATAACTTTTGGAATATTCTCATTAAGAGGCATTATTCAAACTCCTTTTCACCTAAATCGAATACGTCTTCACCATTTAGAAAATCGTAAATTTCTTGTTCTGTTCTTAAACAATTTTTAGCTGAACCAGCTAGCATAATGTTCATTTTAGGACGATTTGAATTATCAAATAAAATTACTGGAATTCCTTTAGCAATTGCATATCCAATTTCAACTAATCCGCCTGTGTCTCTGAATGAAATATCTGCAAATAGAGCTTTGCATTTATCAATTCCATCGAGGTCAGCTTTGAAAATTTTCCTTGCTCTTTCTAGAGTGAGAGGACCGTCTCCCATTTCTCCAGCATCATATCGCGGTTCGAATAAAATCTTATCGAATTTCTTAAGAGCAGAAGTAATCATTTCATAATTCTTTTCTTGCTCTTCATCAAACCAACCCATACAGATATAATAGTCGTATGGTTTTTCCATTATTACCTCCTTCGGTTTGTTAAAGTTATTTTTATTTTAATTCAAAATAAGCAAAAAGTAAATACTATTTCAACAAATCATCGATTCCATTTTCTTTTGCATCTTTGATTGTTTTGCCTTTTCTCGTATTAAAAAACCAGACGAATGGTAGTTCTAGTCCGAGTTTTTCAGAAATTTTACTTGCTTCTCTTTTCCAACCTTCAAAAAGAGGAGTCTGCTTAACAACAACGTCATATCCATTTTTTCTAAATTCATCTATAATTGGTTGATATTCTCTTGTTTTTCCACAGAGCTTGCAAGCTTTTGTATAGATAAAAGCTTTATTTAGATTTGGATTGTTTTTGCTTTCGTTTATTATCATTTGAACCCTTATTTTCTTCTTTAAAAATTTTTAGAACTTCTTTAAACATTTTTTCATCTGGGTTTAATGAATCTGTAATTTGATAGTATATGCATTTCTTATCATCGAATTTATGTTTGCATATACCGCAAATGCATTTCAATTTATTTTCTGATTTTTTCGAAATAGTAGTTTTCATATTTTGAATTATATATTAAAGTAAATATTTTTAAACCTTTAATTTATCTGAAATGCAACGATAACAGTCAGAATATTCAATTCCTGTATATAAAGAGATTGTAGATGCAAAAATTTCAAAGTCTTTATTAATGATTTCTTTTACATCGTCATATTCACAACTTTCTAAAAGTTCAAGGTCATGTTCAATTACTCTTGACCAATGTTTGAGTTTGCAATGAAATCTTTTATCTAAATTGTCAATTAATGATTCTAAGAAATCTTGTTTTCGTCTTCTTGTTTCAGTTTCTAATTTAATCATAGAATCAATTAAAGATATTTTTTCTTTTATCGTCTCGATTTCTGAGATGACTTCTGGTGAACTTTCTCCAGTAGAGATAATAGTTTTATTAACTTCTTCTTTTTCTTTTAAATCCAGTTCATATAGCATTAATGTTTCATAATCATGACATAATGCTGCTTCAGAAGCACAGATATCAAAAATTAATTCAAGAATTATTCCTCTATTCGTTGATTTCTTGTTGTCATTAATTTTGTTCTTCATCTTGTGTTAAATTCACCTCAAGATTTAACAGTTCTCTTATTTTATTAACTTCATTGCTGTATGTTAACAAAATTTCATCATTATCAAAAACATTGTTTTGAACGAAGATTAAGAGGAGTTCGTGAAAGCCTTCTTTATCAAGTTCTATTCCGATTTCATTGGCAAAAAAATCTTCTATTATTAAATTTTTGACATCAGAAAATCCAATTGTTTCTAAAATTTGACAAACGTCATTATCTGTCTTATAAGTTTTATATGAATAAAACTGTGTTGGTCCATAAGCTCTAATATTCATGTAATTATTTTAACTTATTTTTGCAAAGTTCAGATTCTTCTTTCATTTCTTTTATAAAATCATTCAAGTTTTCTTGCAATTCTTTGAATGTTTTAGATTTCTTTACAAAATATTCTAGAACAGTAAGACTGTCATCAATTCCTTTTGAATAAAATTCATTACAAATTCTATAAATATTTCCAAGTTCAAAAGGCATTAATTCAACATTCTCACTTTTATAGACTAAAGCGCCTAGTTTATTATGAGTAAGCTTAAATCCAATTGAATTAGCAAAATTTTCATAATCTTTTAATGATGGTTTAAATTGCCAAGGGATATTATTTGAAGAATTCATATACGTCTTCCTCTATAAACTTAGAATAGATAGTATTAATCATTTCAGATTGATGCTTTAGATAAATTTGGTTTTTAGTCATTCCTTTGACATCTATTCCAAAAATATTCAGCAAATCATCTTTAGCTTCTTGAAGTTCTGCTTTAACACCATTTCTTTTTTCGTATTCTTTAATCTTTAGATAAATCTTTTTAGCAGATTCTAAACTTTTGTTAGAAGCAACTGATGCATAAGCTGCAATGTTTCCATCAAATGAAACAAAGATTTTATTTGCTAGATATGCTTCTTTAATTTTCATGTTAGCTCCTTTGCTATTAATTTATAGTTAAATTATATACTATTTTTCTAAAAAAGTAAATACTTTTATAAAAAATCACCCTAAAGGAAATTCCAGCAGGGTGATATTATAGTTTAAATTGATTCCTTAAGATATTCTTCTAGTAATGAGTTAATTATTGTGGAAACCCTGATTTTATTATCTTTAAGCTGCTGCCACAAAGATTCTTTAATACTAATTGTTACTGTCTTTCTAGTTTTTGCCATATTCCTTCATTTTCTACCTACCCTTCTTTTATTTCTGTTGTATTTAAAATGTTCTCATTATCTTTTTTAGTATTTTCTAAGATTTCGTTTTTTCTTTCAGTAAACAAATCTTTAAATTGTTCTTGCTGCTTTTCATGAATTGAACTATAAAGCTTATTTAGTTCGTTTATAGTAGTTGATTGCTTTACTCTAAATGTGATTTCTTCATCTAATAGCAAACAATCATCATCTTTATCACCAATGATACCAAAGATTGAGAATAGTGTATAGCGTCTAAAGTAAGTGATTGAAGCTCCCCAGTCTTGTGGATTTGTCTCAGAACGAGGTTTTAGAATAATTGTAGAAGAAACGATTTCTTCTCCTGTTTCTTCATCATAGACTATTGTTTCTAGACAATTCTTTCCGTCAATAATTTTAAGAGGTTGAATGTAACCAACTTTTTGTTCTTCAAGAACTGGGTCAACTATTTTCTTGAATTTAGACAATGAAACATAGTCATAGCTAAATTTTCCAGCTTCTGCTTTTGAATCTACACCAAGAGTTTTAATCTTCTGGTAGACTTTGAACAATTTAGCATACTTATTATTTTTTTCAGCCATTATTTCTCCTCTATATTTAATGTTTTAGGTTTAGTCCATACAATGTATTCTTTTTCTGTATGTTCTATTCCTGGAATGTCGTGTTTAAATAATTCAAATTCTTGCTTTATCTGAGAATTCATCTCTTTAACACGTTTTTCAAGCTCTGGCAAATCTTTGAATTCACTTGGAAGCTTAGATGCATCTTTAATCTTATAAGAATTTCTTACTGCTAGTGTAATCTTTCCTGCTGGACCTTCAGAAGTTTTCTGATTTGTTTTCTTTAAGAATTTAATTGCTGCTTTATCGAATTCTTTTCTAAATTCTTTTAGTTCAGAATCTAGCCTTTGATATTCTTCAAAGTATTTTGATTGTTGAATCAGCTTGTTAAACTCTTCATTAATCTGAACTAAGCGTTCCTCTTTTTCTTGAATTTGAAGACCTAATGATTGAATGTCGTTGGTATTTGTCATAGCATCTCCAACAATTTGTAAACTTTATACTTTTCGATATTTTCAAGCTTAAAGTTGTATTCGTTCTTATTAGAAACGATATGAATATCGACTACTTCAAACTTGCTTTCGATATTCTTGATAAGGTTTTTGCAAGCTTCTTCATCAGTTTTCTTTACTGGTTCTTCAGATTTCTTTGCTGAATCATCAGCTTTCTTTGTAACTTTAACTTTTCCATAATTAGGAGCATATAGAGTTTTGATTTTCTTTGAATTTCCATCAAAGAATTCATTAACTGGGATTTCTCTAATATTTCCAAGCTTTTTGTTATTGTAGATGAAGTTATACCCTTTCTTCAATTCGTTCTTGACTGTTGGGTCAAAACCTGCATACTTCATTGCTTCTTGAACTTCAACTCCAGAATCTGGACAGCTTTTCATAAATCTTTCTAGCCTAAGCCTGCCCTTTTCTTTCTTTGAAAGTTCTGAATTCATCTTTTCTTTTGTTTTGTTAAAGAATGAAATTCGTGATGCTTCCATTTACTTTTCCTTTCTTAGTTTATAAGAAAATTATATACTTTTTGTTTTGAAAAGTAAATACTATTTTGTTTCAATGAATGCATCAATATTTTTTAAGTCAATATTTTTCAAGTCTACCTTTGCATTAGTAAGTGTTTGTGAATCATCAATTGCATTCAATAAGACCATATAATTAATAATATCGCCCGTTTTTTCTCTCAACATTTCTGTGTCTGAAGCAACTTTTTCAAAAACAATATCTCTTAAACTTACAAGGTGTTTCAAACAATACATAAATAGAACTTGTTTCATTGAAAGACCTGACATTTCTGCACCTTCTTTGAAATTGTTCAATGGGTCATCATTTGGAGCGTATTCTTTATTCTTTTTGATGAGAGTGTCTTCACATCTTTTAAGAGTGTTGTTTACTGATATGTTGAATTCTTCTCTATTCATTTTCTAATGCCTTCTTAAATGCTTCTTGATATTTTAGGTTTGGTTTAATTTTTGTTATATAAAGAACTTTTTCAGGATGTCGTTTTCCGTCTTCAGTAAGTCTTTCGTCTAGATAATCAGGATTATATTGAACAAAATAACACCATTTAGATTCTGTCACCCAAGTATTCCATTGGATTTGCATCATAATGTGTTCATCAATTTTTTCATGGCAAGATTCGTGATGTTTAAATCCGAAACATTTGATTTCACAAATTTCAGAAATTTTTCCATCTTTATCGTAAATAACACCGTCTGGAGAACAACCTACACAATCATAAGCGTCAGAGACAACAAAACCTACTTCATCAATTTTCAAATTATCTGGATAATTTTCTAATGTAGCTAATTTATCTCTTAATAAATTTCTAGCAACAGGCTCTAAGTCTATTCCGCGTTTTGCAGCTTTACTTACTGGTCCAGAATATTTCATTGAATTAGTTGCATGCTTATAAGCTTGCTGAAGAGCATATTGTTTTCCATTTTTCAAAAGGTCGTAACTAATAGTTCCGCTTATATGGTTTTTCTTGATTTTAAACCATTCTTCTGAGCCTTGGTCGAACGTTAAAATTTTATAGCTCATTTTTATTCTCCAGCATCTTATCGCATTCCCAATTAAAAGTGTCTTCAAAAGAACCGTCACCTGAAGTTGAACAAATAAATGAAGAATATTTATTGAGATTTTCTAAAGTAAAATTTCTTACTGCTTGAAAGAATCTTTGTTCGGGATTATTTTGCAAATATTCAATGAATCTGTCTTTAGTTTCTTTATCTCTGATATCAGATTGCATTTACTATTACCTCCACCCTTGGATTGTCTCTGTCAAGTTCAGCAGAAGCAAAGAATTTTCTAACAATGCTCCAGTTATCATCTTTCCAGAAATTTATATCAGTAAGCAAATCATTTATAGATTCAAGCTTATTAGAAATATCTGTAGGTCTTAAATCTGGCATATAGAATTTATAAGAAACTTCAACTGGAAAATCAATTTCTTCATTAGAGATTTCTTTTAATTGTTCTTCAGCTTGCTTATGCCAATTAACATAGGACTTTGAAGGAAAAGAACGTCCTGTTTTTCTATTAGTGATTCTTGAATTTTTCTTACTTGGAATTCTACCTTTGATAGTGAAACTATACATATTTTTGCGAACCTCCTATTGCAATTTCTGTATCGTTAACTAATGAAGCAATTTTTCTAACTGCTATGAAATTTCTTTCAAGACGATTAAATAAAGTTTGTTCTTCTTTAAGAGCTTTCTTTGCTTTTAGAACATCATTTTGAGCTTCTTGAACTTCTTTTTGACAATTTACCCAAGCAGTTCTGTCACCTTCTGATAAAAGTTCTTTTGATTGTTTCTTAGCAATAGATAATAATTTATAATGAGATTCCACTCTTTTACAGCGAGCTTGTGCTTCATCATAAATCATTTCTAGAGCTACAACTTTATTTTCAACTTGCTCCATCTTATACGGCAGAGAAGTAAGAAGTTTTTCAGTTTGTTCTACAGAAAGCTTAGGAAGAAAGTCGATATTTTTTAAAAGAACTTCTATAGGGACTGTTAATTGTTCGTCTTCAACAGTTTGTAGTCGTTCATCAATGTCCATTAGAATGCCAAGTTATTAAAATCAATTGGTTGGTCATCAATATCTTCAGGAACTACTTCTTGAGATTCAGAATTTTGTGCATACTTATTTACATAGAAAGAGAAGCTCTTAATCTGAAGAGTAGTAATTTTCTTACCGTCTTTCTCGTAAGAATTATTTTCAAGCGAACCTTCAATTGTAATGTTTGCACCCTTCTTTACAATCTTTTCAGCTGCTTGAACATTCTTTTCACCAAGAAGAGTAATATTGTAAAAATGTGCTTCCTCTTCTTTTCCGTTCCAAATGTTTTGAGCAATACTAACTACACCAAGCTTGTCAGACTTCTTTTCAAAATCTCTAACTACATTGCCTGTTAGAATTACTTTATTTAGTGATGGCATTTTACCTCCTTATTTTTAATTAATTTTACCAACAAAACTTAAAATAGTAAATACTTTAAACGCTTTCTACATCAGTCATATCAATTTCTTCATCATCATCTTCATCATTTTTTCTAACTGTTTGAATTTTAAAATTCTTTAGATTTTCAATTTCAGTTATCCTTGACTTAATAACTGGTAGAAGAATATCAAAATCATTTTCTAATTTCTTTGAATTGTAATTTATCAAAATATAATTTTTTGTAGTTATGTCGTTGAGAACATCTTTTTGAAAACTTTTCTTTATATAGATAATCATTTTGTTTTCACGTTCACAAAACTTTACAAATGATTTTATCCTGTTTTCATCTTTAATTAAGATAATATGGTTTAATTCAGAATTCTTCAAAAAATTAAAATCACAATTTCTATTCACAAAAATCATATAGTCAGATTTATATGAATCATAAATAGCACCATTTGAATCAATCCATTTTTTAGAGTTCATCTGTGTTCACCTTTTGTTCATTAATTCCATCGTCATATTGTAGTCTAAAATTCACAAATTTAATTGGTATTTCATCAAAATATGGTTTTGTGTAACGAGATTTCTCTTGCCTTAAGCATAGATTTTTCTGTTCATTTCTATAAATTGCAATTGCTTTAGTAGCTACTTGAGGAATTGAGTTAGAACCTGTTGTAGAATCAAGAGACATATCAGCTCCTTTTTTGACGTGTGAAATTAGAACTATTGTCTTTTTATATTTTTTGACAATCTTATTAATTTCTTGAACAAATGTCCTTTGTCTAATCCATTCATTGTCTTGAGAACCATTTGCTGTAGCTTCAAATAAGAACTGAATGTGGTCAAGAATTATTATGTCTACATTAAAATTAGCGTATAAATCATTTATCAGTTCAAGAGCTTCTTCTTGTGTAAATTGAACATCAATATTGTCTCCAGAAATTAAAATATGTGGAGCAACATCTATTTCTTTTTGAGGAATGATTTTTCTTAACCTGATTAATGATTCTTCTGGGTCATCTTCCAAAAGTATATGAGCAAATTTCTTGTGTTCTCTAATAGCAGATGCAATAATATTCAAAGAAAATAGAGATTTACCTACACCAGATGCACCATAAACAAGAATAATATTTGTAGCATTGGGTTTAGATAATCCTCCGCAAAATATTTCATTTAGCTTATCATCAAAGAATTTATATTCAGAGGTAATTCCAAAGTTGGATTCATTATAGTCAGCTTTAGCAGTATAATTGTAGTAGCCGTCTATCTTTTTGCCAAGTTTCATGTTGGCTTTTACCTCCTATTTATAATGTTTATTTTAATCTTAATATTCGGAAAAGTAAATATTTTTTCTAAATTTTATAGACGTTTGTTGTGTCAAGTTCTTCATCTTCGTCATCATCATACTCATCAATTGTAACATCTTTTGGCGAAAAATTCGTAAACTCAAACTCATTTTTTGGTTTTTCTTGTTTTCTTAATGGTTTAAGAACTCTAACAATCTGTTCATAGTTTTCAAATAATGCTTTATCTGATTTGATAATTGGAGCAAATTTGATTTGACGATATTCTTGTAATGAGAAGCTGTTAACTAAATCAAGATATGAATTCAATTTTGCTTTACTGAACAAAGGCTTTTGAATATCATCGCCTTCTAATAAAAGTATTACTCTTTTGCCTAGTTCTTTTCTATTAATGAATTGAACGTTATGTTTGTTAAGAATGTCAAAAATTTTCTTAGTAATTTCTGGATAACTGTCTAATATATATTTAAATGGTTTGTCAATAATATGGTTTGATTCTAGCTTTTTCTTAAGTTTCTCTTTGTCAGCTTCAAGCTTTTCAATTTTTTCTTGATATTTTTGTTTGATTGCTTTATTCTTTTCTTTGAGCTTAGAATTTTCTTCTTCTAGCTTCTTAATCTTAGACTTTAGCTTATTTAACTTCTCATCCATAATAAATATTATTTTACACTAGTAATTATTTTTTGTAAATTGCTAGAACACAATTTACTTTCGTTGTAAACATGTATTATAATAAAAATAACCATTTCTGGTTATTCGTTTACAAAAAATCTATCATATAAAATGACCGAAACCATCCAAGGTTTTCACAAACACAAAGTTTCGGTCAGACTTATTGTAACATACAATTATGAGCCAATGAATAGAGAAATGTGAAAATCTAAGCAAGTTATTGAATATCTATTAATTGTTACATTTTCGTTTCTTTTCGAAAATTAATAGATTTAAAAGCCAATGTTTCTGCAATGTCAAGTAGATAACCGTTAGCACAAGCATCTGAGAAGATTCTTTGATGAGTCGGACAAATCGTATGACATAAAGATAGAAGAGGTGCTTTAGCATAATTCTCTCAAAGCTGAATCTCAATAAAAGAAAATTTTCAGCATTATTGAAAATTCAATAATTCTAAACCAAAGGCCGAAGGGTTGCAGGGCAAACTTTGAATGAATTCATAATAAATGCTCGAAAAATTAAGTTTTTTCATATTAACGCAATTTATAGGTCTTTAGTCTTCAAAACAAACATCAGATAAAATATTTACTATTAAAATAAAAATATGTATAATCTAACCAGAACTATTTAAAATCACAAGATGATAGGAGAACAATTAAATGGCATTTAACTTGACTGATGGTCTAGCTAAATCTTTTGAATTCAGTGGCGAAATTGATGGAAAAGTTCACAAATATGAAGCTTTCTATCCTACAGCAAAACAACTTCGTCCATTGCAGCTTGGATATGCACGTTTAAAAGAAATCAACGATAAGCTATCTGCAGAAGGAACTACCGAAGAACAGAAAAAATCTTACGAATCAGAAATTGAAAACGTCACTAAAGAAATGACTGATGCTTTTACTGGAATGTTCAAACCTTTAGAAGATTCGATGCCAATTGATGAATTTCTAGATAATCTTCCATCTAATGCGAAGAAAAACTTCGATACGATGGTTCAAACAGAACTCTTAAGTAACTAATGCAACAAGAAAAACCGAAAAAAGTTTTTAAACTTCAGCATCAAAGAAAAAAGCAAATTTCAGATAAAGATGCTTTTGATAGAATGATTTGCTTAGTTGGAATGAAATATCCACAATATACTCTTGAGCAATTAGCGAACGATATCCCGTTAAGACAGGTAAAAATGATGGCAAAAGAAATTAACAGACGACGTGCAGAAACATTACTTCTTTTAAACGGAATCATTAACGGTCCTAATTCAAAATCTAAGTCTAAGAAAGAGTATAAAGATATAATCAAAGAACTCTCTGATGAGTTAGAATAAATATATTTTATATAATTTTCTTATATTAGGAGAATATATGAGCAGAAATAGAGTTTATTCAATCGATTTTATGTTGAAAATCAAGCAAGTAAATCCAAACTGGCAATTTGAAGGAAAAAATAAAGAAATCTGGGAAGAATTTATTAAATCACAAGACAGAAATTCTTTATTGAGAACTATTGACGGTATGAAAGAAGCTAAAGAAACAAAAGAGAAAAAGAAATCTGTGAAAAAAGTTAAGCAAGTCGCTAACAGAAAAAACACAGAAAGTCTTGATTATTTTGTAAAAAATGAAACTAAGAAAGAATCAGACAAAGAACTATAAAAAATATTATATAGTTTATAGAATTCTAGATTTAACGAATCACAAATCTTACATCGGTGCACATAAGATTAAATTTAATAATGAAGACGATGGATATATTTGTAGTTCGAAATTAGTTTTAGCTTTATATTTTAAAAATCCTAAAAATTTCAAGAAATTTATCTTAGCGAGATTTAGCACAGCAAGAGAAGCTGATAGATACGAAAAGAAGTGTATTACAAAATTTGATTCTTTTAAGAATGGATATAATCGAACAAGAGATGGTGGAACTTATAGAGCTGGCAGAGGCGTAAAGAAAATAGGTGTTCATTATTATACAACAAGGAGGAAAAGATGAGTCAACTATATCCAGTAAAATGTCCTGGAATGATTTATAAATTTAATCATGAAACTGGCAAAAAAGAGTATACAAAATGTAATGCGCTTCTTTTTAAATTAAATGAAGGCGGAAAATGCGAAACAATTTGCAGAAGATGCAAATCTAAAATAACAGCTGTAGTAAGACAAACTTTTGGCCAAGATGTAATTATAGATGTAAAACAAGAACCGAATAATGAATGATATAGTTTATTATTTTCAAGGTGAAAATTCAGAAGAGCTCAAATATTCTATTAGAAGCGTAGAAGAAAACTTATCTTTTAATAGAATTTTTTT